ATAGCCAGTTGATTCTGCCCAACTTGAATGTGAAGCCATAGTATCGGCAGCTATTGGTGTACCAGCGGCTTTAAGACCTATGTACCAAGCTGTTACTTGAGTTGTTGCGTGGAATTGAACATCAAGAATATGGTTCAGACCTGCTGTAACAATTATATTCTTTTCATTTTCTTCCCACTTGACGTTACCGTCTTTGTCAAGGCAAGTAACTTTCCAATAGTTAGCCAGCCCTAAATTTACATTTTCTAATGTATTCATTTATTCTCTCCTTTAGAGTGTTATTATTATTCGTCTGGGTCACTTATCTTAGTCCAAGTAGTACCAGTGTCTTCTGCGATGTCATTCCACAAGAAGCTATTGTCTGAAGAAATGCCCGATGTGGCTGCAAGCGTGGCAAGTTCTTCAAAATTTATATTCATTTTTATAGTCTGTCCGTTAGCTAGTGTCGCTGTTACTGGAATAGCTAAAAGTCCTGTACTTGTCATTCCAACATTCGTTCCCATAGATAGAGAACGTGGGAATACTGTATCTTCTTCATTCAACTCAGACAGTATAACTTGAGTCATAGTAACTGACACTGGATATATAGTATTACCTGTATCAGTCATTGTACCATCAGTAGCAAATGTCACAGACATAGGCATAAGAGCTAATCCAGTATCGCTAATTGTTTTATTAATAGCAAAAGTAGCTGTTGCTGGAGCAACTATAAGTCCTGTGCTCGTCATTCCAACATTCGTTCCCATAGATATAGACCTTGGGAATACTGTATCTTCTTCACTCAACTTAGAAAAAATAACCTGAGTCATCGTTACTGATACTGGAATTGTAAGTGTAACTGTTGATGCTAAAGTGCTATTAGCAGCTATAGTTGCAGTTGCCGAATATGTATTATTATTCCATATATAGGTATTACCAGACCAAGCTGATGTATCTGCTGCCCACGTACTTAAAGCCATTAACCTTCAACTCCAGAATAAATATTTCTTATTCTCATCGCTGAACCAGAATGTCTGTCTCTGGCATCTGCATCTTGTATTTTCTTAACAGCACCATTATAGGCATTTAGCCATAAAGCAATTCTTTCATCATTCTTAATAAAAGGTTCTGCTTCCAATAGAGCACCATATAACAATACATCTGGTGCATTTGTCGTGAGCCAGTTACTTGTTACAGTACCTGAAGTACCATCACCTAATGGTGTAAATTTCTCATAGAAAGCCATCTCAACTGTATAGTCAGAATCCGGTATAGGTGCTAATTGTATTTCGTCACCTATAAGTGTATAAGCCTTTGGCTTACCAGTTGTGTCACTTCCGTACAACCTATCCAACATCTCTGGTGTTATATATTCAAGAGGTGTGATAGGGTTTGAATTGATTTGCATATTACGCATCTGCAAGTAACCACCGGGGAGATTGAAATATCTCTGACCAGCTGTGGTTTCCATCGAACTTCTTACTTCCATAGGGCGTATGCGTACATCCCTATTGAGTCTAGCTTCGGCTAGAGTAATGAAATCCGGTATCCTGTCCGTCAAGTCACTTCTGTCTAACCAGTCTGCTAGTGCATCTTTTAATTCTGTGAATGTTCCTAATGCCATTATACTTTTCCTTTAGTAGTACGCCAAGCAGTGTTGTCTGGATGGTTCAACCATTCTTTCATCCTCTCTTGGTTTCCCCAAACTTTCTCTCTCATCATCTGCTCTACTACAATAAGAGGTATTCTAGCAACCCTGTGTGAAAACTGAGAGTCTCCTTTATATTCCTTTCTTCCAGCAGTGAACTTGTCCTTGCTATTTATATCATAAAGGTCTTTGACAATCTTATTGGATTGTCCACTGGCAAGAGTTAAAGTCCCATCTGCATTTTTAATTAATTTAGATTGTACCGTCATTCTTGCCCTGTGGTTGTTTACTTATTTAACTTCAATCTTCTTTGACTTCTTTTCTTCTGGTAGGTTTAATTCCATATCTACCACAAGAACTCCATCTTTGAAATTTGCATTAAATACTTTTAGATAATCCATTAATGCCCATTGTCTTGTAAAGGCTCTTTGTGCTATTCCTTTATATACAAAGCTATTAGTGGTTTCTGTATCATCGGCAGAATTTCCAGTGACAGTTAGAGTGTTGTCTTTTACTTCAACCTCTAAGTCTGATTTTGCAAATCCAGCTAATGCCATTTCCAGTTGGTACTTATTATCATCAATCTTCTTGATGTTATAAGGTGGATATTTAGGTATCTCAAACTGAGACAAAGATGATAGTTGGTCAAATACATTATCAAAACCTACTGTCAAATTTCTAAATGGGTCAAACGTTGTTAAGTTATTCATATTGCTCTCCTTTATTAAGCGAGTTATTAAAATGAGATGCTCATTGAGCCATCTCGGTTAAACCACCCCAGTTTCCTAGGGTGGTATTTGGTTAGTTATTAACCTGTAGTGTAACGGATTTTTCCGTTGGCAGCTTCGTTACCAGCACGAAGACCGTACTCAACGAGAAGCATCTTCTTCTCTGAGTCGCCTTCTTTGGCAATATCTACTGTCTGGAAATCACGTAAATACTCTACTGACCACATATCGTGGTCTAGGAAGTATATAACGTCTTGGTCCGCAAATCTATCCAGCGTAATGTTGAATGTACCAAAATCTGATACATAAACATCTACTGCATTATAGATTGTGTTGTTCTCATCAACAACACTGCGAGTGTTATCAGCACGACCTGACATAGCTGTTACTAACTTTTTGTTAGTGGCACCTAAAAGGATTGTTGATGGTTCACCACCAGCGTTCCAAGTAGATTCTGCAACAGCAGTTATGTCGGATTCATCAACCGCAGCGTGTGAACCTGAAGTACCTGCATCAGTTACATTAGTTGTAATGAAGTGTGCAGCTCCTCTAGTTTCACGTGCTGTAGAAGAATCACCTGTTACAGAATCATTTTCTGCAAGCAGGGATGTTTCCATATCACGCTTAAGCTCTTTCGAGGCTTTAGCTAGTTGATGGGCAAGCTCTGATTTTTTACCAGCGTTATTTACCGCTTCGTGTGTACCAGATACTTCAACTACTTTCTTCGAGATTTGTGTTTTGTTATTTAATCTTGTAGTAGCAGTTGTAGCAGCAGTACCAGCGGCAGCTCCCTCCACGTGATAGTTCGTGCCCGAAGCAGCGGTAAGTGCATCTGTCTGCCACTCAAAAACAGTGTTAGTAACAGTACCTTTACCAGCTATACTTGATAGGAACGGAGTATCCGTAGGCGAAATATCATAGATTACATCAGACAAATCCTCACGGATTGCTGTTGCATCGTATGTTTTGAAGTGCGTTGGCATTTCTTATCTCCTTAAAGCATATCATAAAATAAGGAAGCGGCATCTTTTTGTTTACCAGACTTCCTCAACCGTGTACGCTTTTTCTTTAGTTCTTCAGTAGCTGTATCTTCCTTCGATTTTCCTCTTCCGGCTTTTTGTACTTTAGGAACTTTCTTGACTGCTTTCTTCTTCGGAGCTACTTTCTTGGTTAGCTTATCAAACTCCATAGCTTTCTTAATTACTAGAACGCTACGATGGTCAGCTAATTGATTTATCTCTTCTGGTCGAAAACCTACTGAAGTAGCATACTCTTGTATGTCCTTCTTAATAGTAGAGTCTTTATCATTCCACTCAGGTAAGGCAGCTACGAGTCTAGCATATTCTTGTTGAACAAACTCTCCTCTTACTTGCTGTGCCGCAGTGTGTTGCTCTTGTTGTATTAGAGCTTGTTGCTGGGCTGCATTGCTTACTCTTTCCTGTGCATCTCTGTACTCATCCTTCTTTAGCATATAAGCGTATGGGTCTTCCTCTTTCAAGGTTTCCCAGTTTACGCTATCAAAGTCTTTCAACTTGGCTTCTTGTTGCTCTTGCAACATCTGAAGACCATTTGCGTACATTTGTCTCTCTTGCTCTAGTTGCAGACGTTCAGCCTGAATTTTTTCAGTTCCTTTACGTTGCTCTGCTAGTGCCTGAGACTTACGAGTATAGTCAGCTTGTCTTTGGTATCCGCTTTTGAGTTCATCTATATCAACCTCCATTTCCTCTCCGCCTACTTTAATAGTATACTTCAAGTCCTCTTCGGCTACTAATTCAACCTCTTCTTCGGCTTCCTCTTCCTCAGATTGCTCTGATTCTTTAGTCTCTTCTTCAGCTTGTCCCTCTTCTTCGGCTTCCTCTTCCTCAGATTGCTCTGATTCTTTAGTCTCTTCTTCAGCTTGTCCCTCTTCTTCGGGGGCTTCTTCTTCAACCTCTTCAGCTTCCTGTGTTTCCTCTACCGCTTCCTCGTCAACAGCGGCTTTGGTTTCCTCGTTTGCGGTTTGCTCTTGTGAGTCCCACATATTAAGGATTGTATTTGCAGTTTCTTCACTAGAACCTGCTTTTGCTCTTTCAAATCTAACTTCTTGGTTATTCTCTTCAGAATCCATCTGTCGCTCCTCTCACTTAGT